GAAGTTGCGGTTATATATTGCGGGGATCTTAATAATCTATTTGCCATTATGATATGTTAATTGATATTTCGTTTGTTATAGACTGGTTTACTATTAAGGCTATATCTTTATCTAAAGCCTCTTCTAGTTTGTCTTCAAGTTGTCTAGTGTAAAAATCAAAAGGAGTAGTAAAAAATAAACTAGGCTTTAAACCTGTTAAGTAAATACTTCTAGATATTAAAAAGACTATACTCTTCCTAGATATAAACTGTCCTAAACTATTTCTAGTACTAGAGCTTAAGTCTGGTTTAGTTAAAACCCACTTATCTATAGCTCCTCTTAAAGTTCCGTTTCCTCTTGAGCTTCCTGTTCCAAAATGATATGGACTTAATGGAGCTTTGTTAAATCTGTTTTTAGATCCTGAAGGCATTTTATCTGGAGCCGCTCCTTGCACACCCTGATCGTAAAACGTAGCGTAGTCTTCTCCTAAGAAAGTTACTAAGTAGGATCCGTCAGACTCTTCAGTTACTAAGTGAGTTAAACTGTTAGCTAGTGGACCGCTACCTATGTCTTTTTTTGCTAGGTTATTTCTTGCCGCTGAGACTATATTTAAGCCGTAAGCTTCTAATATTTTCTTGACATTATCTAACATATATAAATATCGTTTTGTACTACTATACTTACGTTTAGGCTCCAGCCTGCCAGTTCGTTCTCGAAACGATCATAGAACGGCTCAAAAGTGGCATCTGTTATGACTTGGTACATTTCGTTAAACAAGTTTCCGTTTCGCATCTGCTCTACTAATTTATTTCCGACTTGTAGCTGAGTATTTAAAATATCCATTTCGTCAGTATTTCCTGTAAACTGGTCTGTTACTAAAGCTTTGTTTACGTCTACTATATCCATTAGAAGGATAGTCATATTAAAAGTCAAGACTTGTCCTCCTTGCGTTACGTTGTTCATTATTATATGAGACAAAGGAAATATAGTTTGCTTTCTTAAATCTACTTGAGATATGTCTCCAAAGGTTACTGTCTTTACAAAAGGACTATTTAAAAGTTCTTGTTCTAGTTTAGACATTATTAAATAATAGCTACGTGGTCCTCTTTTGTTACTCATTACTTTCTTGTTTTTATTTTATCCCTTTGTAGGATTGTTTTTTCTTTTATATACATTAAAGCTGCTAAACATTTATGAAAGTTTAATTTACTTACTTCCTCTAGTTTAGTCACGTCTTCTCCTGCGAGTCTCCAGAGGGAATGATACCAGCCGTATTTAGAATTGAAGTTAGCTTCTCTTGAGAGATCGGACTCCCCTTTTTGCTCAAAGAGTTCCTCATAACTTTTATTAAGTCTTTCTCTAAATTCCAAAAAAAAAGCATACACCCCATTACTAAACTAAGTGGCATAGACTTCATTAAATCGTGATAAGCGTCTCCTTTATACTCTTCTACTTCGTAGCTACCTTTGAACTGTTGTTTTACTGGTCTGTATAAAACTGCCATAGCTTTATGCATCTGGTCCCAGTCTACTATATAAGTGTCTAAGTCTACATACTCTCCAAAAGTCATATCGTCTAGCTTAGGAATAAATCCTAGTTCTAGATCTTTATATTTCCAGCGGCTTATTAAAGGAGGTTTCTCGTTTAGGCATTTGTTAATCTGGTCGCTTATTTTAAATACGTCTGACATTCTATAAGAATAAGCTTTAGCTGGAGGCACTCCGCAAAATATCTCTAGCATTTTTAAAGCTATAGCGTCTTCTTTAATCTTTTCGTCTGAGCACTCGTTTAAAAATCTTTGATATTGTTCTAAGGTTATTTCCTCCATACGAGAAGGCACTACTACTTTTAATTCCATATACCTATATAACGTAAGAATTATTTTTTTTAACAAAAAAAAGGGCAGCTTTTAAACTACCCTGATTTAAACTAAAATTAAAATTCCTATTAATGGAATACTAAATATAATAAAAATATTACTAACGTGGCTATAGCAACAACTTTAAGAACCTTAAATATTTGTTCTTCCTTTCTAGGACTGCGTCCCTGATTACTTCTATACTGTCTCATTACTCTCTCTCTTTGACGTTTTGTATATTCTTGATTACTCATTTAAAAATAACATTTTAAAGATTCTATATATTAATTTTACGCAAGACAATAAGCCTACTGAGCAAAAGGTTAAAGCAAACAGTATAGCAGTAAATTGAATTACTAAGGCTGCCCAGTCACTTAAAAAGTTATCTAATTTTTCTTTAGTCATAATTATTGTTTTTGAGTTATATCGGGAAGTCCCCATTTGTTGTAGGTAAGCTCTAGATCTAAAGGTACTCCGCAGTCTTCTCCCTCACATCTAAAATTATCTATAGGGTTTTCGTGTCCGCAAAATCCGCAAGTGTTAGCTTTATTTCTCATATTAATAGTTTTCTAATTTTTTCATAACTGACAAAGTTAATTTTTGTTTTTCTGTTCCTTTGTCAAAAACTGGATTACAATTATCTGTAATAGTATTCCACATAAATTCTAATTCTTTTTCTGTAAATTTTATTTTTTTCTTATTTCTCATAACCTAAAGTTACAAAAAGTTATTCACATTACCAAATAACTTGCTTATAGGTTTTTAGATAGTTTAGGAGCTATCTTTAAAAAAGATTCTACTAACCTTATTTCGTCAGAAGACATATTTTTTGTGTCCCCCTCTAAATACCTTTCAATGTTTCCTTTTTCTTTGCTCATAATTAAATTATTTATTTTATAGGTGTTTTGATTTGTCTATGAGTAGGTGTCACCATTTTACACCTTTTTTCTTTTATTATTAAAGATAAATTAACGTCCTACATTTTAAACGTCTGCAAGGTTTGGGCACTATCAAAGATTAACTTGAGTTTCCGACAGAAAAACAGAGGTTAAGATCTACGGTATAAACTACCATTACTCCAGTAGGTAAGTCTGGAAACCTATTTATTAAATTTATCAATAATTCAAAGAACTATAGTAAAGATACAAAAAGTTATTGACAATTCCAAATACACTATAAAACGAATTTATTGTTCGCATCGTAATCTTATCATTGTACTATAAACAAAACGCCATAAGGCATATAACTTAAAACATAGAAACTTTCGAAACATTAAACCAAGATTACACGGAACAAGGAAAAACTGATTTAATAGATTTTATTATGTCAGACAAAGAAGCATTATCTCACTTAGAATTATTATTAAAAGAAACTGATAACGACTTATTAGAATACAGGTATAATTTGTTAGCTAATTATATAGAGTACGAAAACGACTTAAATGGAGCTGCAGATCAAATAACTAATTATAACCTAAAAAGATTTTTATTTCAATTTGTAGAAGCTAAGAAATTACTAGATAAAAATTTAACATAAATTAATTGCGAGTTGGAGAAGTGGTCATCTCGTGAGTCTCATAAACTCAAGGTCATAGGTTCGAATCCTATACTCGCATCTAAATTATCTTATAGCATACTTACCGTAGTTAGGTCTAGCTAGTTTAGTATAAACTCCGTATCTGAGGCTATCGCAAAAATGATTAAATTTGTCTTCAGGCTGGTTAAGGATATTTCCGTTCTTGTCTTCTTTCCATTTGTAATTACGAAACTCCTTAATAGCGTTTTTACTTTTCTTAGTTATATGAATATTATATCTTTTTAGCATATCGATTCCTATATTAATAGAGTCCCTGCCTTTTGTACTAGGTTTTATATTCCAGCCGTATCTATGGAGTTCGTCAATAGTCTTAGGCTCTGCGGAATCGGCAAAGATTTCATCACGTCTACCTATACCTAAACTTAATAACTCGTTATGTATATCTCTGTTTGTCATTCCTGTTCTATAAAATAACTCCTCACAATATATATTAGTATCGTGTAAGTAAATTTTACACAAAACAGAGGGATCATTCGAAAAGCCAAAGTCCATTCCTAGACTTATAAACTTAGCATTTTCTGGAATATTTTCTATCTCTCTGAAATCAAATATAGTAGACTTGCTTTGACCTATTTCTCCTAGTCCGTAGATCCTCCAGTAATTCTCGTCTGTATATT